CCAATGGTATGCGTAGCGCCATCTACCGTCCAGATGGCGGTGCGCCAGCGGCGCAGCAAGTCCAGTTCGACCCGAACGCATATGTCGCTACCGGCCAAGCAGCGCGCGGTAGACCGCCGATGCAATCGCCCATGCCTGGGTCGGCCAGCGTGCCGTTGCCGCGCGTCGCCGCCGAGGCGCGGGCGGGACGCGAAACACCAGAAGAAGTGTACGCCAAGGAAATGGCAAAAAATAGGGCCGCGCGCGACGCTGGGCCTAAGCCGCTGACGGCACCGCAAGAAGCCAAACTGCGCGCTAACATCGCCAACGATTACAAAACCACGCAGTCAACGATTGACGCCATGCTAGACCCTGTGTCGGGTGTTTTGGCGTCGGTAAAAGCAGTGCGTGACCTTACGCCTGATCAGAAAGAATCCGTTACCGGCTACAGCGGATACCTTCCTAGTGTGACCGAGGGTTCAAAAACCGCAGACACGAAAATTAAAAACTTGGTCGGTAAAGTTACTGATCTTGGCCGGAAGTTAGCGTCTTTGAGCGGCGCGATTGGCCCAATGGCTGTGCAGGAATGGGAGATTGTCCGCAAACAAATCGCCGATCTAAACGTCAATGAAATGGGTGCAAAAGATTTGGACAACCAACTCGACATCATTGAAAGCGCAGCGCAAGGCGCGGCAAATCGCGTTCGTGACGCCTACATGAACCAATACATGGAAGAATTTGAACGCTACCCCAACCGCTTTCAATTGAAAGAACCGCAGAAGGCGGAGAACGCAAAAAAAACCTTGCGCTTCGATCCGGCCACAGGGGGTTTTAAGTGATGCGTGACATCATCATTGAAGGCCCAGACGGCAACTCTTATGCGTTTCCTGAAGGCACTTCGCAGCAAGTAATGCTTAAGGCTATGCGGCAGCGGTTCCCGCCGCCTTCGATGTCAATGGCCGATGTCGGCGCGCAAGCTGTACAGAACATTCCTGGCAGCGCCGTTCAGTTTGGTAAAGGTCTGTACGAAGCCGTTACCAGCCCGGTCAAGACCGCCGGGTCGATGTTGGACATCGCTGCGGGCGCCGTCAACTTGGCAATGCCAGAGCCGGTGCGTAACTTGTTGGCCAAGATCGACACAGACCCGTCGGCAACGCAGCGGGCGGTCAACGCCGCCCAGCAGTTTGGCGGCGTATACAAGCAGCGGTACGGCTCTGTGGACGCGCTGAAGCGCACGATTGCGGAAGACCCTGTCGGCGCGGTTGCCGATCTGTCGATGGTGTTTTCCGGCGGTGCTGGCGCGGCGCGAGGCGCGGCGGCAGCTACTGCTCGCGCTGCGCCTGGCGTGTCTGCTGGCGCGACCCAAGCAGCCAACATGATGACCCGCGCTGCGGCGGCAACAAACCCGATCAACGTGCTGGCCAAGCCGGCGCGCGGCGCTGCAAAAATTGTCGAGCGCGCACCGGTTGCCGTCCAGCGATTCGTTAACCCCAAAGGCGCGGCGTACATGGAGGCCACAGAAGGCCGCGCCGGCGACATCGTGCGGCAGTTGCGCGCGCCGGGTGCGGAAATGGTGCCAGGCAGCAGGCCGACTGCGGCGCAGGCCGCGTCGCCGCTGGGTGTTACCAAGTTCTCTGCCCTTGGCACATCCGCCGAAAAGGTGTTGCCAACCGAATACTACGCACGCGGAAGGGAACAGAAAGCAGCGCGCGTTAATGCCATGCGCGGCGTTGGTAAGACGCCTGCGGACATCACCGCCGCGATTACCGCGCGTGAAGCTGCAACCAGCCCGCTCTACAAACAGGCAGAAGCCCGCAAGTTTGCCGCTGACCCGACGCTTTTGCAGATTGCGGATGATCCATACATCAAACAGGCGTTGCCCGACGCAGCGAGGTTGTCGAAATCGCAGGGCGCAACCTTTGCCAACAACCCGACGCTGTTCATCCACAACGTCAAAATTTCGTTGGATAAGATGCTGTCCCGCACCGGCGACACGGCGTTGGCGCGCGGCGAGCGCGCGCAAGTCATGGCGGTAAAAGATCGTTTGGTAGGCTGGTTGGAAACTAAGGCGCCGGAATATGGCCAAGCTCGCACGACTTTTGCGGCCAAATCCAAGCCGATCAACCAGATGCAAGTCGGTCAGTACCTAGAAGGCAAACTGACTTCGCCCTTGGGCGCTGGCGAACAACGCGCCGGCGTCTTCGCCAACGCAGTCAGGGACGCCGCCGGCACGATCAAGCGCGCGACGACCAACGAAGCGCGGTTCAAGGCGCTGACCGACGTGCTTACGCCTGACCAGGTTCGTGTGGTCGAAGCGATCCGCGACGATCTGGCCCGCGCTGCGGAAACAAAAATCCAAGCGCAGAAGGGTACGCCGGTTGCGCCCAAGGTAGATCAACTTGCTTCGGCGGGCGCAAACATCGCGCGGTTGCCCAATTTGATGAACCGCGTCACGGCGCTAGCTAACGACATCATGTCGCGTGTGGCTGGTAAGCTCGACAGCAAGTTGGCAATCCAACTGGCCACGGAGATGCTTGATCCGCAGGCTGCTGCGGCGGCTATCGAAAAGGCAATGGCCGCAGAAGGGCGGGCGCGCACGGTCGGGAAGGTAGCTGCGACCGGCGCTCGCACGGCAGGCAAGATCGCCCGTTCTCCCGCAGCATTGGCCGGCGGGCGCGTTCAGAACGCAATGGCCAACCAGAACAATCAGTGAGGCGCTGACGTGACGACCATCGACCAAACCGAAGCGCGGCTGAACACGCATGAACAAGTGTGTGCCTTGCGGTATGAGGGCATCTGCGCGCGGTTGAAACGCCTGGAGAATGTTGGTATCGGCGTGGCCGGCACGATCATCATGCTGCTGGTCACCATCGTCATGAAGCTGAACGGATGAGCATTACCCTCGGCCCTCGGTCTATCTCGCGCCTGCAGGACGTACACCCCGATCTGGTGCGCGTCGTCCACCGCGCCGCCGCCGCGTCTGATCTGGACTTCATGGTGCTGGAAGGGCGGCGGACGTTGGATAGGCAAAAGCAGTTGCTGGCCGCGAAGGCGACCAAGACGCTCAACTCCCGGCACCTGACCGGCCACGCCGTCGATCTGGCGCCGATGATCGGCAGCACCGTGTCGTGGGACTGGCCGCTGTACCACCGGCTGGCCAAGATCGTGAAAGCCGCTGCGGAGCATGAAGATGTCCCCATCACTTGGGGCGGCGATTGGGAAAATTTCAAGGACGGCCCACATTGGGAACTGCCGTGGAAGCAATACCCCAAAGGAGAGTGACATGAACAAGGAACAAATCTTCGGGATCATCCGCACCGTGGCCGCCGCCGGCTTTGGCTTTCTGGCAGGCAAGGGCTATCTGGACGCCTCAATGGTCGAGGGCTTGGCCGGCGCGGTGGCAACGCTGGGGGTGGCCGTGTGGTCGGTAGCAGCCAAGAAGCCGGCGGCGTGATCAAGTTCCTGACGCTCCTGCTGTCGCTGCTTGACCGCCTGTTCACCGAACGGGGAAACGCCAAGCTGCGCCAGCAGGGGCGGCAGGAAGCGATCAAGGAAATGAACGATGAGATCGACCGCCAGATCGAACTGGGCGCGGCTGCTGCTGCTGCTCCCGACCCTGTCCGTGATCAGCGCCTGCGCGCACGTTTCGACGACGCCGCCGGCTAACAGCTACTGCGCGGTGGCCAAGCCGATCCGCTACAACAGCAAGATCGACAGCCCGAAGACGGTCGCCCAGGTCGAGGCCCACAACTCTACGTGGGTGTGTCTGTGTGAAGCAGACTGTCCCGCCAAACCCGCAGATACCAGATAGCCTTGCTGATCTCCTGCACCGTGTTGTCCTTGTGGCCGGCGCGGCTCAGATACTTCAGCGCGTTGCCGCGGCAGTAGCCGGCAAACTCCTCTGGCGACAACTTGGCTTGGAGGTAGTGAATCGTCTCGATACCGCCGACCTTGTAGTGGTCGGGATTGACTGCGTCCGTCATTCGCCCAGCCTCGCCATCAGATCGGCGCGCTCCCGCGCGGTACGCAGCATGGTATACCGCTGGTGCAGGCGCCGCACGATCCCGACGCGGCGGCGCGCTGCCATCTCGTCGTCCAGCAGGCGCTTGACCTCGTCTTCCGTCATGGATGTAAGCGAAGCGGCCAGCGACCGCCAATCAACCTTGTTCATTCTTCAATTCCTCCATCGCAATATCTGACACGGCGCGTTTTTCGTGAAGGGCCGCCCAGATGCGTTCGTCAATCGTTTTTTCGGTCAGCAGGATGTAGACCCACACCGCATGGCGCTGGCCGCCGCGGTGCAGCCGTCCGACCGTCTGCTCGTACAGTTCCAGCGACCACGGCAGCGACACGAATACCATGTGGCAACCGCCGTGCTGGAGGTTCAGGCCGTGGCCGGCAGACTTGGGATGGATCAACAGCAGTTCGACCTTGCCGGCGTTCCATCGCTCGATCACATCCTTGTCTTCGATGGTCTGGGCGTGCGGGAATCGCCGCCGCAATTCGGCCAGTTCCTCCTGATAGTTGTACACCACTATGGTGTTGGCCCGCTGGTTCTCCGCCAGCAGTTCCTCCAGCCGGTCGAACTTGTGGCTGCTGAACCAGATCGAAGCGTCGCCCGCCTCACGGTTGTAGACGAACCCGGACGCCATCTGTTGCAGCTTGGTCGTCACCGACGCGGCGTTCTGGGCGATGACGCGGTCGTTGCCGAACTTGACCACGTAGTCGCGCTTCATCTTCTCATATGGCCCGCGGTCGGCAAACTGAACCCGCGTCTCAACGACATGGCACGGCGGCAGTTTGTCCTTGTAGTCGCCTGGGTCAAGCACGAACGTCGCCGGCTTGATCCGCGCCATCACCTGCTCCAGCGCGCCGGGTGCCGGCGTCCACTGGCCGAAGTCGCGGTTGATGCAGACAAAATACTGCTGGAGGAACGCGCCCTTGGATCGTCCCAGCAGCGGCTGGTCGATGATCTTGCACTGGCCGAACACATCCTCAAGGCCGTTCGACGTGAACGACCCGGTCAGACCCCAGCGCACCCTGATCGGCTCCAGCAGCTTCTCCAGCGCCTTGAAACGCTTGCCGCTGGGGTTCTTCAGCCGCGTCAATTCGTCAAAGACAATGCCGTCGAAGCCGGTCAAATCCTCTAGCTTATCGAGGTTGTCGTAGTTAATGACCACGACACTGGCATCGCTTCGCATGGCTGCGGCTCGTTGGGTTGGTGTCCCCACGGCAAGCGCGGGAGTGATGCCAGACCACTTCGGTGCCTCGACCGGCCACACGTCCGTGCAGACGCGCTTGGGCGCGACCACCAGCCACCGCTTGACCAGACCGTCGTCCAGCATCGCCTGCATGGCCGTCAGCGTGATTGCGGTCTTGCCGGCGCCGACCGGCGCGAGGATCATCGCCCGGTCGCGTTCGTACAGGAAGTCGGCAGCGTCGTCTTGGTATGGTCTTAAGCGAAGCGATTGGCCCACGAATCCACACCCTCCCGCGACCACAGCACGGCGTAGTGCTGGCCAGTCGCCGCCATCTGTTCGGCGAATATCTCTTGCAACGGCGACAGCCGCCCGCCGGGCTTTTTCAGTTCCACAAACCACGTCTGGCCGCCCGGCAGGCAGGCGATGCGGTCAGCCACGCCGCGCTGCGTCACGCTGCGGAACTTGTAGCTGTAGCCGCCCAGCGCCTTCACGCGCTTGACGAAGTAAGCTTCGATCTCTTTCTCGGTCATGGCGTCACCCTATGGGGTCAAACATTCTGTTGCAAGTGTCAGGCAAAAAGAAACCCCCGGCGCAGTGAGGAGCGCCGGGGGTTTCACGATCAACTGCGCTGGTTTGGGGTGCGCCGTTGGTCGATCCCTATCACTTTGCGGTCGTCGGTTTCAACCGTTTCGGTCATCCGGCGAAGGTCGGATTTGGAGTGAACCCTGGCAACCTCCGGTGCTGCGAAGATATGCCGCTTGGTCTGGAAGTCAGCCGACGCCAGCCGCCCGCAGTCCACCCAGCCGGCTTCTTTCAGCGCGTGCAGCAGCGCCGCCTGCGGCACCTTGACGCCAGCCGGAACCTTACCTTCTGTGAGCAGCAGATCGCACAGCTTGTGGAACGGCCCGCCGATGACGCCCGACGCAAACGGCCCGACGCGCAGCCGCATCATATCGACCAGATAGCTCTCGGCCACGCTCATGCCCTGCTCGACCATGTTCATCTTCCACTCGGTCAGCGGTGGCGCAGCGGCGGGGCCAAACGCCGCCACGTCGCGCTGGTGCATCCATGCTGCAATCTTCTCGTAGCCGCCCGTCTTATACCAACCCCACAGCGCGTCTGCGTCTGGCTTGGTCATCCGCGGCGCGCGCGACCACACGCAGAACCAGCGGCGGTCCTGTGTCGGTAGGGTGATCGGCAACGGGTCGTTCGTGAACGCAATCACCTGAACCCGGTTCAGCATCTCGTAGGGGTGCAGCCCTTTGCGGTTGATCGACAGCGTCTCTGGCGGCGCGGCGATGATCGGCTTCAGCTTGTTCGCCAGCGCCCGGCGCTCCCTTGCCTCCGGTTCGCGCAGTTCGTTCAGGATCAGCACTTCAGCTTCCAGGTTATACCCCCACTGGCTGTTGATCTCGCCCGTCTCGATGATCGACCGATTGTGCTGGTGCGTGCCGCCGACAGCCCACAGGAACGGCGCCCACATCGTATCCTTGCCGCTGCCCTCGTCGCCGCCGTGCAGCACCGCATGGTTGATCTTCACGTTCGGGTTCTGAACCTTGTACGCCATCACGTCGAAGATATGCTCAAGCTCCAACGGCTCCTCGATCAGGCTGCGGCAGTGATCCAGCCACGGCTTGACCTGTGCGTCACTGACCGACGCCGCGCCGGCCATATCGGGACGGGCGTTGACCCAGCGGTTGCCGTAGACCATGCCGTCACGGGCGACCAGCACGTCCTCGCCGGCGGCGTAGGTGACGCCGGTCAGCGCCTTCGCGCCAAACTCCTGCCGGCGCTCGTCGAAGTAGACCGACGCAGCGACCTGGCGCTTGCTGTTGTGGATCGACCGGCAGTCGATGTGGCGGAACAGCGCGTTGAACACCTGACGCGGCACTTCCTGTCGCGTCACCATGTCGAAGTAGCTGTCGTCCGACTGGACGTAGGCGAAGCGGTCGAACCACTCGGTCTTGGCCAGCCGCCCGGCCTCCTTGCGCTCGACCTCCTTGACGGTGATGGCGGCCTGATCCGGGAAGGCTTCGGTCGGCGTGATCTTGTCGGCCATCAGCTTCATGCGTTCGGCAATCAGTTCATCCCGCAGCCCCGGCGTCACGGTCGGGCCGCCGTTCTCCGACACCCACTTCAGGAACGCCGCGCTGGTCAGATGCTGGCAGTGACCGTGATAGCAGCAGTAGGAGCGATCCAGCGGCTTGTAGCGGCCTTCGATGTTCCCGTCCGTGTGTTCGGCATGGTTCGGGCAGACGACGCCGCACCAGCCCTCGTTGTTGACCCGCGACAGCACCAGGCTGTTGTCCGACAGCCACGCCAGCACGTTGTCTTGGCCGGTGTCGCGAATCTTCACGCTCTTGATCTCGGCGGTGTCGGCTTCCGGCGGCACCACGTCCAGCGCCGCGCACACGTCGTCCAGCGTGTATTCGCGGTCGGGGTGGAACTCGACCAGCCGCGCCTCGAAGTTGTTCCGCCCGCGCTTCAGGTTGACGCTGCCGGGGATGCGGCAGTTGCGGACGGCGTTGGTCGATCCTGGGTCAGTGTAGCCCGCCTCCGCGATGGCGGTGATGGCCGCGGTGAAGTCGGCCTTGGACGGCTGCTCGCTGAAGGCGTAACCCCACTGGAACGACCCTTCCGACGTTTCCATGATCCACGTCGGGGCCAGCGGCGGCTCCTTCGACTTGGTGCCGATGTCGTCCAGCATCATGAACAGGACATACTCGACGTTCTCGGACTTGGCCGAAGGCTTGCCGTCCACGAAGCGGTCAACGACGAACGATCCCGTGTTGATGTACCACGCATCGCCCGGCTTGATGTTGGCCTTGGCCGGCAGGAACGCCGGGAAGGTCGCCTTCGGCACCCCATCGCCGTGGTAGACCATCTCCCCGCCGACCAGCGTCGGCTTCTGCTTCAACAGCAGCGCCGTCTCGCCCGTCTCGAACGCCAGCTTGGTGACGTATTCGATAAACCTGATGCGATCCTCACTCACCGCAATCTCCCTCAATCTTCGTCAGAAAAAACTTCGCAGCTTTCGCCGCAAGCGCCGGCCACGTCGTAATCTGGGTCAAACACTGCCGCTTCATCGTGCGCGGGTACAAACATGTCTTTTTTGTGTTCGTATTCCGCAAACAAATCGTCAACGCTCATGTTGCCGCGAAAAAATGTGCGCCGGTAGCCGGGTGGCAAAGGATTTTCAAGCAGCGAAGGGTCTTTGTTAAACTCTGGCCCGATAAGACCGTAAAGCTTTTCCATCCGTCGCGGAAAATCATAGTGTTCTGGATTTTCGCTTATGATGGTGAAATGCTTACGAAAGGACTTTTTCCAGCACCATTTACAGTTGCCCTGGTAACCTTTCAAAGTTAAACGAAAAGGTTGAGAAGCCCACCAAGTGTTAATCTGGGGCTTTGTCATTGAATGCGGTTTTATAAGAGGGTATACGATGCGGCGCTGATTTGCTGCCGCAGACATACGATCTTTTTCATCCGCGCGTATACCTATAGCAAGATCATAACTACCCAATTCCCAACCGATTGACCGCGCATAAGCCTCGATAGGTTTTTGTTTCAGGTTGCGAGTGCAATCCTTAAACTTTTGGTTAGGTATTCCGTACTTTCTGATGCCGTCTTCAAAAGGGGCGCCATCGCGTGAAGCCGTTTCAAAAGTTACGGTTTTGAAACCTGGTGCTTTACGTTCTCCGTGATGTTGCACGGCTTCTATCCACACAGTGCCAAACCCAAAGTGGTCGTCGCATTCGCGCACGAACTTCAACGTAGCTTCGTTTTCTTGCCCCGTGTTAGCAAACACGACCACAATGTCATCGTAGCGGCGTTGCCAGTTACGCAAAATCCATTGGGTCATATACGCAGACGTTTCGCCGCCTGAAAAACTTATCAGCAGCCGTTTACGATCCTCACTCATCGCAGTCCTCCTATTTCCCGTAACGTTGCATGATAGCCACTTCCGCGTTCAGCGGTAGGCCAGCGGCCCAGAGCGGCGGTGTACACATGATCTTGACCAGCGCGGCGGCGGCGTCCTCGGCGGTGCTGGCGTCTGTCTCCAGCACGATTTCGTCGTGGACGTGCAGCACTACGTCAAACCCTTCCTCCTCCAGACGCCGCAGCGCGTGCCGCAGCAGATCGTTGGCAATGGCCTGTGTGATGTTCTCGCAGGCCAGTCCGCGCCACAGGCGGGCGCGGGGCCATTCCTTCGCGTCGGCGGCGGGCTTCCACGCTGCCTTGGCGTAGGTGATGTTGCCCTCCTCATCGAAGCGGGCGAACGGGTAGCATAGCACGCGGCCTGACGGCAGGGCATACCAAAGATGCTGCTTGTCGTACAAATACGTCACGCGCCCGGCGCTGATCTCTTTGCCTGGGTGGCGCATGGCGCCGGTGTAGGCCCGCTCCAACCCCGTCCAGTAGTTGACCGACCACGGGTTCGCCCGGCGCCAGCCGTCCACCATCTTGCGGCTGTCGCTCTCGGTCAGGATGACGTTGTAGATTCGGCCCATGCTGGCGAACGCACCAACGCCGCCGGCGAAGCCGCAGGCCAGTTCCTGCACCTTGCCGATCTGGCGCTGCTCCTTGTCCACGTCATCGTAGCGGACGTGGAATGTCGCCGCGGCGTTGTGCTTGTACACATCCTCGCCGCGCTCGAAGATGCCCAGCTTCTCCGCGCCGCTGTTGGTGTTCGACGCCCAGGGCGTCACCCGCGCCTCAATGGCGGCCCAGTCGGCCACCACCAGCCGCTTGCCTTCAGGGGCCATCAGCGCGGGGCGCAGCATCCCCTTCAGCACGTCGGTAATCCGTGGGCCGAACTGCGGCACGATCTTGTGACCGCGCACCATCGCCTGTCGTACTAATGCAGGGTCGTCGGCGCATCGTCGGGGGAAGTTGTGAACCTGTAACCCAAATGATGAAGCGCGACCTGTAGCACTGCCTCCAGCAAATACGAACGCTCCTCTAACTCGTTGATCCTCATCGTCTGCAAGCGCAGCCGCTCTTGCAAACTTCGCAACTGACGATGCCCAGAGGTCGTCGGCACATTGGATAACTTCAGCGACGATGGCCGGTACTTCATCGGGGTTCTGCTCGGCCAGAGCCAGCAGGTTGAAGCGGACATTCTTGTCGATCGATAGCTTGGCTTCGCCGTCCTTGTAAACCGTCGCCAGTTTCAGCGCCTGCGGCCCTACGCGATCCAACACCCACGCCCGCATCCTGGGGCTGCGGACGGACGTGATCTCGCCGCCGGTGGCCTCCTCGACCGTCCGCTGAATGTCGGCGCTCTCGGCGTCGGAATACTGCACGGCGGCCAGCGCCAGCGGGCGATCCAGCAGCACACCGCGGTCGTTGATGCGCTCGTTGACGTGATAGTCGCGCAACTCATCAGCGGACAGCGGACGCTGCGCCTGGGCGATGGCCCGCATGGCGCGCACATCCTGTTCGCAGTAGGCGACCATCTCCGCCATCAGGTCGGGGTCGTCGCGAAAGGTGCCATCCGCCTGCGGGATCGACAGCAGCCGGATCAGTTGTGATCCGCGGTGATCTTTCTTCATGCTGGCGCCGGCGAACCGGCCCACATCCTCCAAGCTGCCCGGCGCGCAGTTGGCGCGGGCTTGGGCGGCGGTGCAGTAGAACTGCTCCAGCTTGAAGTCGATCTGTAGGACGTACCAGAACACCAGACGCTCGAACGCAGCGTTGTGCGCCCTGATCTGGCCGGTGTGGTGGCGCACGTCAGCCGGGAACGGGTGGTCAGGCGTCCACGTCCGCACGTCGTCATCGTCGAAGGCGTAGGACATGCACAGCACGTCGGTGCTGGCGTCCTGCGCGTAGTTGTAGACGCCCTTGGCCGGCAGATCACAGCGGCTGCGCGTCTCGAAATCGAGCCATAGGATAGTCATGGATGCCTCACTTCATCCGCTACTAGCCGGGACGGCCCAACCCGCCCCGGCGTTCGCTGCCCAGTTTACGCGCGGCGCCGGCGGCGCGGTGCTTCTTCAACCGGGGCTTCCACTTCCCCGGCGTCTTCCTCCACCGGGGCCGCGTCCATACCAACCCACTTCACGACGTCAAAGACCGGCGTGTAGATGCGCCCGTAGGACTTATGCTGGTAATGCTCCTTCTTCAGGCGGATGACCGGCACCGGCTTGGTCTGGTCTTTATCGACCTGTTCGGCGATGGCCACAGCCAGCGCCTGCACGGCGCGCTTGCCGCCGACGCTGGTGACGCTGTAGCGCGCCTGCAACCCTTCGTCCTCGCCGTTGGTGCAAGCCAGCGTCATGCCGATCTGCATTTCCCAGCCGCGCTTGGCACCGCCGGGGGCGGGATCAAGTTCGGGGAGCGGTTCGGCAACGCCGACCATCTTCTCGGCCAGCACTACACCGTCGCCCCAGGCGATGTAGCCGTGGACGAACGAGAACGGATTGACGGCCCACAGGCTGTCATCCTCAACCTCGGTCTGGTCAGCGCCGAAAACCCAGTGGCCGGTCTTGTCCATCCTGAGAATGGCCATGTTGCTGGGGTCGGCAGTGGATTCCAGCGACCGCAGCGCGGACGACAGAGAGGCAACAGACGGCAGATTGGAGCCGCCAAAGGCAGTGATATTCGACATTATCCTATCCTTTCTTACTGGATTTTGGCCATCGCCTTCTTCAGCGTATGGCCGATCTGCAACACCGCGGGCCGGGGGTCATTCCCCGGAGCCAACGTGTTACCCGTGGAGACGGCGACCACCAGGTCAGCCGGCAATTCGATCTTCAGTTTCTTCAGCGCCTTGTCGGCCACCGCCGGCGTGATCGCCTTCGGTTCGGCCCAGGCTTCGACGCCCATGCTCGACAGATACGACACAGCCTTGTCCTCGTCCACCCACTGGCGGGTCGCGCGCTTCGCTACCAGCTTCCAGTCGCCCACCGGCTTACCCTCGGTGAGCATCTGCAAGGCCAGCGCCTGCAAGCTGGAGATGAAATCCTCCACCAGCGGCACCTGATCCAGATAGTGCGCGATCTGATCCACCGGCAGCGCGTCCAACTTGGTCGCCAGCAGGCGGTCAACAGCGCCGGTCATCACCGGGCAGATAGGCTTGGCCGCGCACCACTTGCAGTGATCACCAGCGGCCAGCGGTGCGTCGGGCTTCAGCGCCCGCGTGACGGCGGCCTTCAGGTCGGCCTCGAACGCCTTGATCCGATCCAGCGTCGTCACCCACCGCTTGACGCTGGGCGGCTGCACGATGATCAATTCAAGCTCCTCGGCGCCGTCAAAGACCCACTGCGTTTTCGGCGTTCGCATGGCCGCAGCGGCATAAAAGAGCAATTGCGCGTTTTCTTCCGCGCCGACAGCCACACCATCACCGAATTTCCAATCCAGCACGACAGCGCGGTTGCCAATGCGGCCCAGAAGGTCAGTGCTACCAAAAACGTCAGGCAGATAATCGCCAAACCCCACGCGGCTTTCGACAGCATACTCCATCCTTCCTTCGGGATCGATCTCATCCAGCGCGGCCAGCGCCGGCGCCAGCTTGGCGTCGATCAGTTCTTGCGTCAGTGTGATGCCTTCGTGCTTGCGGCCCAGATGGGCCGCTGGCGGCTGGTGCTTGTCCAGCACGTCCGCGATGGTGTCGTGCAGCAGGGTGCCGGTATCTGCGTAGCTGCTGCTGGGCTTCGGTGGCATCTTATCCACCAGCGCCACGCTGCCAGGGCAAGCGATGACGCGCTTGGCGGTCGATCCGCCGACGATCCTACTGTGCTGCATTGTCGTTTCCTTTATTTGGGTGGGTTATATGGCACGTCAAACTTTATGCCGCAACGGTCATTCGCATGACCAGATTTGATCAGCTTTTTTGATCTGGCGGTTGGGAAGTGTGACGCCGGGCTTTCCGCCCCCGCCCGGCAAGGGCTTGCACATCAAGTTCGTGCGTCAGTCCCTAACCGGAACGCACGCGCTCAATCGCGGAGTTTATAAGGATTAACTCAGGCCCCTTCCCCTTGCAAGCCTCAACTCACAACTCGCCCGCTGCCCGTTGGGGTTATTCGGTCAGTCAGCGCCGCTGCACTGCGGGCACATAAATTGGCCACATGCCGCGCCGGGTTCGTCCCAGCTTTCGTGCCATGGCCCGCTTCCGCAGTATTTGCAGTCCAATAGGCCACGATCCGCCGCGCGCTTCTTTTCGGCTGAGAGAAAGCGCGCTGCACATATAGCCAACAGCGCAACTCCAATTCCAATAAGCCACATCACAACTCTCCCGCCTCAATCATCCGCGCGATCTCATACATCACAGCCTGGGCACTGCCGGTCGCTGCATCTGCCCGTTCGCGCAGGCGGGCGGCGATGTGGGATTGGCCGGCGCGGTGGGCTTCTGCAAAGTCGCGCCGCGCATCATTGCATGGCACATGGATATTTGCAGCCACCCACAGCATCGCAGCGTCTGGCGTGGTCATGGCTGCACCGTTTTGGCCATACCAGCGACAACCCATCTGGTGCTTCTGAAACCCATCGCGGCTGCACCCTATGCAGCCGGGCAAGTCTTGAAGTGCGGTCATGGCTGTTCCTCCTCATGCGCGCCGGATGCGATGGCGGCCAAAAGTTCATCATAAGCTGCCGCCTTGGCGCGCGACACTAGCCGCATTTCGTCTCCCATCCGGGAAGGCTTGTGATCTGGTGTTTGTGGCGACAGTCGGCGTGCTCGGTCAAAGTGCTTTTGCCGCTGGGCTTGTGCATAAGCCACCACCTTCGCCCGCTCGCCACCGTTGCGCCCCCGTTCGATGAGGGCGCGGATCAGGGCGGCGTCGGCGGTCATCTGCGCGGCGGCCTTTCGGCTGTGTTCGTGATGAGATGCGCACTCGACAGAAACAGCCTCATCGTCCAACATCTTTGCAGCCCGTTTCAACGCAGCCAGTGTTTCAGCGTCCATGGTCATTCCTTTCGTTCGGTTCGTTCGGCTCGGCTTTCTGGTCGTAGTTGAAGGTGTGCTTGCCGAAGTGGCCTAGATCAATTGTCATCAAGCAACTACACGGCCCGTCATGCTTGCCGGCTGCGTCCACAGGCAGCGCGCATCGGGTGCCGGCTTCTAGGCTGATGATGCGGTTGCAGGTGAAGTAGATCATTGTTTGGCGGCCCGCAGATACGGACAGTAGCCACGAACCGGATCATAAAGATAGCAGTGCACCTTGTCAGGCACATCATCGCAATCTTCGTCGTAATCGCTGCATAGTGGCACGGCCTGGTGATCCATCTTCGTCAGTCCCGCCGCGATTTGTTCTGCCGTCATGGTCATTCGTCCTTCAGGTTGCGGATTGCGGCGGCGATTGTCGACCCCATCTCGCTCAAGGCCCCGGCCAAGAAAATGAGGTGCGCTCGATCTTGCGAACCAACGGGCTGGCATTTCCCGTTTTGCATCGCGGCGCGCTCATGATTAGCAACAAGGTCTTTCGCCACCCGCGCGCATCGCTCGCGTTCGGCGGCGCGCACCAGCGGGATGATGGCGTCTGCCAGTTCGTATGTGCGTTGCGACGGAAAAGGAACCTCCATAAGCATCCGCGCCACATCATCACGCAATGTCATCGTTCGTCTCCTGTGCGCGGGCGGTGAGCCAGTCGGCAATGCCCGGATTATCCGCCGCCACAGAATACAGCGATCCCCACGGCCTTGTTTCAGAATTGCGGCGCTTGCGAAACACAGCCTCCATCCACAGATATTCTCCGTGCATCTGGCAGTATCGTGGTCTCAATTCTTCAAGGCGATGCGGATTAGGCGACCAAGGCACGCGGTAGAGCTTGCCAATGTCAGCACTGGTGAGCGCAACCCGTTCCACATCGGCGCTCATGACTGGCGGCCTTCGAGAGCGGTGGTGATGGCATGGTGCGCATCGCAGGCCATCGTTTCTGGGTCTTCCGTAATGATGCTGCAATCACCCATCAGCGGGTCAATCGCAAACTCTCCCGGCGTCATCCGCCCCACAATCTCCCGCAGCGCGTCGATCTGTGTGTCAGTCATGTGTTTTCCCTTTTCTTTCACGTCTGGCGCGCGCGGCTTCGAGTATGGCCGGGCGGTGCTTTCTCAGCGCGTCCCGGAAGCGCGACGGCGACCCCCAGCCATGGATGTGACCCAGTTCCTTGAGGGTCAGTGTCCCGTCGTAGTTGGCTGCTGGCAACGTCGGATGTGTGCCGGGCGGCCTGGGCGGGTTTGTGCGGACTTTCGGCTTCTCGCGGACCTCTGTAGATGCGACCTGATGTAGCTGCGATTTGATCCGCTCCGTGGCGTAGATGCGCTCCATCCGGCCTGTCTCCGGGTACAGCCACCAGAAGCGGCGGTCGTGGATGATAGCCCGGCGGTTCATGGCAGCAACCCCTGAGCGGCGCACGTTTGGCGCAGATGGTGTGGTGCAAAACCCCACATGCGTCTCGTCTCGCCCCATTCGTGGCACAGGGCCTCAATACGCGCGTCCAGCGCGCGGGCGGTGCTGTGCAGCCGGTCAAGCTCTGACAGGGCTTCTGCGGCGTCCTGTAGGATTTCGCGCTCCTGGCGCGGCGATGTGGCGGTGTCCATTATCTGTCGTCCTCTATCAGTAGAGCCAGCGCCAGCAGCGCCAGCGCGATCACAAGCCCGGTCATGCTATGCGCCGGGGGCATCGGAAGCAAACTCGCGCCATAGCCTGGCGATCTCGTCCTGAGCTTTCACCAGCCGTTCGGCCAGCACGATGGCCAATTCGTTATCGCTGCGCCTGGCAGCGTCCAACAGCGCCGCGGTGGGCAGCGTGCGCAAGTAATTGCGATCGGTCGTTATCATGGTTCAAGCCTTTCCTGTTGCGGCGCGGCTTACTGCGGTCATCATCATGCTGTGCATTTGATGATCGGCCGCGCCAGACCATGCGAATGTCAGCGTGTGGTTGCGCGTCCGGACGGTCACCTCCACACCG